ATGATGTAGAGGACGTCGTAGACTTCTGAAAATTATAAATATACGAGAAACAAAAACCACGAGGAGACAAAAATGGCCTTCCAGATTTCTCCAGGAATCAATACTAGTGAGATCGATCTCACCGCAATTGTTCCTGCAGTGCAAACGACAGCTGGCGGCTTTGCCGGTCAGTTCCGTTGGGGTCCAGTTGAGCAGCGCGTACTAATTAGTACCGAAGCTGAGCTTGTAGGTCAGTTCCAAAAGCCAGACGGAACTTACTTTAGAGACTTTTTTACGGCTGCTAACTTTTTAGCATACTCAGACACACTTCATCTTGTTCGAATTAACAATACTGGTCTAGTAAATGCCAATGCAAATGGCGCTTCTATTCTTGTTAAGAGCGAAGATCATTACGATGCTAACTTCTCATCAGGAATCACTGGTGGTGGTGATGTCGTAGCTAAGTTCCCAGGAGCACTTGGTAACTCGCTTAAGTATTCAATTTGTCCATCCGGAAATGCATTTGAATCAACCCTTTCAGGCACCTACACTGTAGTGAATGGAAATACAGGTGTTGTATTCTCTGCTAACCAAGCAGCAGTTATTAGTGTTGGGGATTTGCTTCAGCTTGGACCAGATAAAGACGTCTATAAGGTTGCTACAGTTGATGCTGGCGGTCTATCGGTTACACTTACAACTTCATACACAGGCAACACTGTTAATGCCCAGACTGCTCTTAACCGTAGATGGGAATACTACAATTTTGTTGCCGCTGCACCAGGTACTTCACCGTTTGTTACAACCCGCGGTGGTACCAATGACCAAATGCACATTGTTGTTGTTGATGAAGACGGTGAGTGGACTAATGTTAAAGGTCAAGTGATAGAAGTATTTGATTCTGTGTCTAAGGCCTCAGATGCTAAAAACGAGGACGGATCAACCAATTACTATAAAGAGGTGTTGAATCGACAATCTAAGTATCTTTGGTGGGCTAATCACCCAACTGGCCTTACAAATGCTGGTTCTGCAGCAGGAGGCACTACGTTTGGTGGTGCAAGTACACCTATTACTAACTCTCTTGCTTCTGGTGCTGATGGATCTGCTGGTACTGCAGGCCAGTATCAAAATGCTTACGACCTGTTCAAATCATCAGAAGAAGTTGACGTTTCACTGCTTCTTGCTGGATCATCTACGTCAGCCACAGCAATTCATTTGATTAACAACATTGCTGAATACAGAAAAGATTGTATAGTATGCGTTTCACCTGAACAGGCTGATGTCGTAAACAATACCTCATACGTTTCTGCAGAGATTGATGATATCATCGAGTTTAGAAACACTCTTCCATCAACTTCTTACGCAGTTTTGGATAGCGGTTACAAGTATCAGTACGATAAGTACAACGATCAGTATCGCTGGGTACCATTGAACGGTGATGTTGCTGGTACAATGGCTCGAACAGATCAAGTACGAGATCCATGGTACTCACCAGCTGGTCTTAATCGTGGTCGAATTAAGAATACAGTAAATCTTGCGTTTAATCCAAATAAGACTGAGAGAGATCAACTGTACAAGAATGGTGTTAACCCAGTAACCACGTTCCCAGGCGAAGGCACAATTTTGTTTGGTGACAAGACGTTGCTTGGATACCCAAGTGCATTTGATCGCATTAACGTACGCCGATTGTTTATTGTCCTTGAAAAAGCAATTGCAATCGCAGCTAGACAAAGCCTGTTCGAATTCAACGATGAATTTACAAGAGCACAGTTTGTCAATTTGGTTGAGCCCTTCCTGAGAGATGTACAGGGTCGACGAGGCATCACTGATTTCCGTGTAGTTTGTGACGAAACAAACAACACTCCAGAAATTATTGATCGAAATGAGTTTGTCGGAGACATTTACGTCAAACCAGCCCGCTCGATCAACTTTATTCAGCTCAACTTTGTTGCTGTTAGAACTGGTGTCGAGTTCGAAGAAGTCGTAGGTCAGTTCGGATAATACAAGGTAGAGGAGAATAACAATGGCTTTTAACGTAAACACCTTTAGGGGTGAGCTTGCACAGGGAGGGGCCCGTCCCTCTCTGTTCGAGATCCAATTGTTTCAACCAGCAGGGGGAACTCTGAATGGTGGCGATTTGATCTCTAAGTCTCCCTTTATGGTACGAGCAGGACAAATTCCACAGTCAACACTTGGTACTGTAATTGTTCCTTACTTTGGTCGTCAGGTTAAACTTGCAGGTAATCGCACGTTTGATGACTGGACTGTAACAGTAATGAATGATGAAGACTTTAAGATCCGTAACGCTATGGAAAATTGGAGTCACAGGATTAACAACCACTCAGAGAACCTGAATGAGTACGGTACTAATCCATCTCAGTACAAAGCTCAGGCTTTGGTTAAGCAATATAGTAAAGAAGGTGGAGTCATTCAAACGTACAAGTTCGATGGTCTTTATCCAGTAGCTGTATCTCCAATCGATCTCGCTTGGGAAGCTGAAGCGATTGAGGAATTTACAATTACGTTTGCATACGACTGGTGGGAGCACCAAGAGTCTGGTGTAAATTAATAAGGACAGTTAGATGGCTAATCAGCTTTATCCTAAAGCTAAGCAGGCTTTGCTTGGTGGCGAATTTAACTTGTCGTCTAATGTAATCACCATAGCATTAGTAGACACGGACGTCTACACCTTTAGTACTTCACATGAGTTCAGATCTAGCATCCCAAACACTGCTGTAGTAGCTTCTAATAATCTTATTAACAAGTCTATTACAGACGGTGTTTTTGATGCTAGTGATGCTCTTTTTCCCTTTGTAACTGGTGCCAACTGCGAAGCATTAGTTTTGTATCACAATACTGGTAATGCAGAAGCTGACGGTGCACGACAAGCAGATTCTAGATTAATAGCATACATTGATACTGCAACAGGTTTGCCTGTTTTACCAAACGGAGGCAATATTTTAATTAAGTTCTCCGATGGCGCCTCTAAAATCTTCTCGATTTAACACTATCAC